GCGGCAGCCAACCCAACCTTCTCGGATAGCGACGTCTCCTCGACAACTTCATCACCCAACATTCTCGCTTCTTCCTCGACAGGATCAAGCTCAGGGGACGATGGTAATGAGTCTTGGGTTTCTCCAACGTCATCGCCTAACCTTCTTGCTTCTTCCTCGATAGGATCAAGCAGCAGCGGGGATGCAGAATTGATATCGGGCTGTTCTGGCATTAGCGTTGACGACCTTTATTTTTTTCGAATGATTATTTTTTTGCCGGTCGGGGTACGAAGCTCGGTTCCGTCTGGAAGTTGTTCCCTGGTTTGCCTATATTCTTCAGGCGTAGAAACCAGCCTTGGCGCATTGATGAGTGCGCGGATTTTTGGTGTTTCATCGACGAATTCGACAAGCCGTTTGCGTTGGTCTGGTGTTAATTGCCCTTTAGCAAGCGACTCCTGGGCTTCTACTAATTGCCCTGCCAACGCATCGTCAATAGCGATCAGCCTATTCTTCAGATTGGTAGGTTCTGAAAGCAAACTCGGGGTTAGTGCGAAGATGTCGGTAACATCCTGCCGCTCGGCCTCTGCGAATTTCGGGCTCCGTTGAAAATTCCTGACCATGCGGAGATTGAATACTTCTAATAGTTGACGGGCTTGCACAACATCAGCGGCCGGGAGACTTGCACCTAATATAGGGACATCTGACAATAACTCCTCCACTCCTGATATGGGACCTGTCAACTTGTCGGCTAGTTGGAAAAACCCAACACGAGGGGCCTCTGTCAATGGCGTATCAGGGTTTTGCGGCAGGGCTTGGCTCAATTCTTGAACGACGGTGGACGCTTCGCGGGCTTTCGGCGATAGGTTAATATCCCCTTGCGGCGATAGCCGTGAATCACGAATGTCGATTTCATCTTCAATGACTGGCTCTGTCACTTCGGTAGCCTGGAGAAAATTCCTAAACTGATTCAACGCGGCAGGCTGTCCAAGATTCTCAACGTTAATGCCAAGCCCTTCTTCCAGGGCTAGCTGTATTGGAAGTGAAAGCGGGCGTGGATTGCCAAGCGCGTCGGGCTTGCTTAGCTCTGATGCGGCCTGAAGGAAGCGAGACACGTCTTCGGGGGATGCGTTACCCTCCCGGACGAAAGGAGCTAGTCCAAGAGCAATCTCGCCAGGGCCAGAGAGTTTAGGAGCACTGCGTTGAATATCTTCGCGTTTGGACAGGACGCTCTTCTCAAAATCAATTTGGCCTACCACGATACGGTTATTGAATTCTCTGACTTGCGAGGGAGTCAAAATACCATCCACGAGAGGAGATTTCACCGCCGCAGTGAGGACATCAGAGGCATTGGTGAAGCTCCCTCTGGCGATCAAAGAATCTAACACGGTTCCGACAACAGTCGACGTTCCCATCTTAACAAACCCATCTCGCAGTTCAGGCGTCATGGCTCCAGAATGCTTTTCAACGCTATCCACGACATCTAGGAGCAGGCCGTCAAGTGTGTCCGGAGGAATGGGCTCAAAAGGATTGAGCACAATGGCGCTTGCGGCAAAGTCAGCAATCTTTGCAAAGTCGGTATTTAATTGTTTCTCGACACGTGCAAACCCAGTCTTTACGCTTCTCGCCGCTGCCGCATCTGTAAACTTGTTACGGCTGACACTGAGTTCCTCCGACAGTTGTTGTAGGCTTTCCTGTGAGCCGCGATGTGACTCAAGCCCACGTCGGATGATAGCGTTTGAAGCTGAAGCAAAGTTCTCTAGACTTTCTGGCGTCCCAAAAGCCGTACCCGTCGTCACTTCCGACTGAAAAAGCTCGCTCAGTCCACGAGTCGTTTCATCCATGACTCTAGCGCGGTCAAGCGTGTCGTTCCGCAGCTTGATACGTTGCGCGGCCTCAAGAATGGCTTGCTGCTCTTTTTGGAATGTCTTGGCCCCAATCCCTAAAAGTTGATTACCTGTCTGCTGCAATGATTGTCCTGTTTGCTGAAGGTCCCTTCCTTCTCCCTCGCCAAAGGTCCCACTCAATGCGGGAGGTTGCCGTCCTGGCGGAGTCGCGGCGGTAATAGACGTATTCGGAACAGTTAATCTTCTGGTAGGCATTCCGGAGGTCTCCTTTTACGGTTTACCTATAAAAAAAACGGCGCGGCGGTGATAGCGGCTTGCCCGAGACCGCTAATAATTTGTCCTGGAATCGCAGCCTGGGCCGTTTTGACCCTGGACTTCCCGACGAATTCAGCCAATCGTGCGTCAGATTCCGCGTTGGACGCCAAGACAAGCTGTTGAAACGCCTGGAATTCCGCATTGATGAAGATGTCAATTTCTGACTGTTTTCCGACACTTGCCGTATTGGCGATAATATCGACCGCTGACCCCTGATCGACAAGAATCCCCGATGCGGCAAGGCTTGCCCGCTGGGAACCAATTGCTTGACGGGTGGTTCGCTGTTGCCGCCGGATTTGGATTTTTCCAATATCTCGAATACTCCGGGCCGTCTGCTGGTTTAATGAGGCATTTTGACGGAAAATGGACGCCCGTAATTTTTGCTGTTCATTAAAGCCACTCGCCTCTTTGAGATTGCCCGCAATGCCTAGGCCGCCCCCAAGTAGCGAACTAAGCCCCCCCACCAACCCAAGCGCCTGCCCGGTCGAGAACCCGCCTTCACCGCCGCCGCTATTCGTTCCGCTGCCTATACCTAGGGCCATAACTACCCATCCTCCCTACGCCAATCCACCTTATGCCAAAGCCGTTGTTCAACACCCATGACCGTCGCGGGATGGACTGTCATCCCCATCCATTCTGCCCATCGCAATGACCGCCGGTGCCATGACCCGATATAGTTAAACAGGTAGCGGTACTGTGCCATCGCGCCGGCTTGCATCTTTATATTCTCACAGACGAAGGCTCTTGCATATCCCCCTAGTCCCTCAGAGGTTAATAGCCAGAAGGCCGCGGACTTATCCAAGATCGAGACAAGAGAAAACCCGCCTATACATAGGGGTTCTCCATGGGGAGACACGAACATAAACGTCTCCATTGAGCTGGCAATCGACCAACGAAGGCCGCGATACGGAGAAAGGTGCGCCCATGCCCATAACTCCTCTTGCTCTTCCTGGGCCATGGTCCGGGATAGTGCCGTCACGCCATGGCTAGTTGGCGCGACAATTTGGCACCCGTCACGTGACATCAACCGCCCTCCCACACGGGAGAGATAGAAAGAATGTTCATCGGCAATGGGTGGATTTGCCTGATAAAAATGCGGCCTGATGTGTTCCAGCTAGGAGGCATGATAATTTCCTTACTTCCAGAAAACAAAGAAGTCGGGTCTCCCATGTCTTCAAATTCCCGCTGTCGCATTTCCACAAGGTCGAAGGCGTCAGGGCCGACAAGCATCCCCCTGGACCGGTCAAACTGCACGGTGAGGCTGGCAATATTTTTCATTTTTCCCGTCACACGATCCACACCGCGCTCAGGGACAGGCGTATCGATGTCCAGCGTTTCGATATCAGATATTATAGGGAAGCCGATATGAACACGACTGAATGGTCTAGGAAGCGTCACGGTGCCATCGGCAGCCACGACAAGGCCGGTCTCTACGTTGCCATCCGCTAAGGCCGTAACGGTTTCCCCGATAAGATGACGCAACCCAAACAGTTTTGTCACCGCCTTACGAACCGTTCCGCCCTCAACATAGGCGGAAAATGCGGAGCCGTCCACGGTAGCCCCATCCTGGTCTTTTAGGGCAAAGGTATTGGCCGTTGAGGAATCGACGATAAAACGTTTCCGGTTAAGCTGGTCTGGCTGTATCTGATTTTGGAACGAATCAATAGTCGGCGTCCAAACAATATCGAAAATATCAATCAAGTCTCCATCCACGAACGGATGTCCCGTAATGGTCAGCACCACCGGGTTCGTCAACGATATCGCCTCTATAAGGGAGGGCGAATCGAGACTGAGCCCGCTATCCACAAAAAAAGCATCACGCACGTCCGTAAATGTTGAGGTATGAACACGTTCGATATATTTCACGGTCTGCCCATTGATCGAACGTTCCACCACGAAAAACGCGGACTCTGATAGCGCTCCTTGAAACGCGGGGTTTGTCGCCACACTTTTGAATTTGCCTTTTGTATCCCAGCGTGACCAGGCAATGACTTGCTGCTCTTCGTCGAAGGCTAGGACTAAGACTTCCCCATCATCGCGTACGGCGTAGATCAAAGGGTCTGGACTGCGAGAAAATCCCCACTGCAACAGGTGCCGGTTGCGAAACAGGTGGGGGACCAACAACGAAATATTGTTGGATTCAAACCCTCCTTGATTTACGTTTGACGTAAACGAGAAGCCAAGCATGCGCACGCCGCCAGACCCAGGCAGATTAAACAAGACTCTACGCGACACGGTAATAGGGCGGAGATTAGACGACCCCCAATTTGACTGCAATTCCTGCTGGAGCGATCCGGGTGTGATCCCCGTGTCAGGACTTCCCGTCAAGAGCCATTCCGCACCTGACGTAAAGACCAAGAGCCCTCCGACCGCCGAGACGTAATGCAGAATACGGTTAATCTCCTGCGAGGCTGGCAATGTTGCGGTAATAGCGTCATCGTCTTGCAATGGGTCGGAGATGGAAAGATTGGACCGTGTGCCGATGCGGCTAAAAAACGATGTGTCCGGCGCATTGTCAGAACCTCCGAATACCTGACGTTGTTGATGCGATCCAATTGCGTTGGGATTATTCCCTTCACCGAAAAACGGGTTACGCTGTTGTGGCGGAGTGAAATTCAGGTCTGCTTGGATAGTGGGGCCATCCGTAAATGACAGAGCCTCCGTGTCTCCAATAAAGCCATAAAACCCATTCTCTTCACGATATACGGAATAGGTTGAGACGCCATCCGCCTTGGCCCAAGTAATAGTATTTTGAAATTGCGCCGTGCCATTCGTCACCTTGGCAAAGGCTGGCGTGGCTGTGCCGCCAGAGACATATGGCATGAAATCCGTGCTATCAACATCCTTTAATTCGAATTGCGTGGAACTGACGCTAAACACGCGGAATCTCCGCCCATTCAGTTCTGTCATGCCCACCACACTGGAAATTTCTATTTCCCCAGCAGCAGGCAATCCATGCGCCACGCTTGTCGTGACGATGGCAGGATTCGCTTGAGTGATACCAACGATGATTAAAGCTCCAGATGCGGCGAGCCCGGGCAGGCTTTCTTCAAGCGTTTCTGAGGTTGTTGCCGTGACCTTGTACCGGGTGGTGACGGTTCCCGTCGTGTCTGCCGACACGGTTACGTTGGTTGGTGGGGCTTGTGAAGGTTTGAAATCCACGACGGTCAGCGTCCAATTATTCAATGCCAGGCGGCTCAGTTCCATGGGGTCATGATTCTTATGAGTCAGCCGCATCACATCGGCGGATTGCTGATAACGTATCTCAAAGAGCTCCGAGGCTTGATAATTCGTCGTGAGGGTAAAAATGCGTGCAAGGGTCCCTCCACTGACATAAGCCGTGAATAGCGTTCCATCAATATTCGCGCCCGACGCCTGATCCCGGAGACTCACGTGAGTCGCGTCAATCACCGTCACAAGCGCCCGAGCATTTACCAATTCGGTCATGCCCGTCATCGTCTCAAGCAACACTTCATCCCCCGTGACGAGTCCATGCGCCACGCCGGTTGTGACTTGGACGGGATTAGCTTGCGTCATGGCTATGATGGCGATAGGAGTCTCTGTCACGTGCTGATCATTGCGCATGACGCGGATGTACTGATGTCCGAACTCTAGGATGTGGGTATCTTCGGCTTTAAACCGGAAAGGGACGAGAACCGTCGTCTGTGTGTGATCCTTGACTGGCGCAAGATAAAGCAACCCTGCACGGTTACTGATCCCACCAAACGCATGGACGATAACATTGCGAGCCGTGCTAACGGCCTCTTGGTACGCTTTCGTATCCACGCGCCCGAAAATCTCAGGCGCGACTTCCCCGCGAATAAACGATGTTTGGACCGTTGTTTGAGGCATTCATGCGCCTATCTTCTGCGAATCCAGTCCGCGTCACGCTCCTGTCCACTGACGCGCTGATTGGCATCCCGGCCTTGAGCCATTTGCATAGTGGCTAGAAATAACTGGAATTGTTCTGCTGCAAGCGTGGGTTTTTTTGTCAGTGTAAAGGCCACGCGAGACGCAATCAGGTGAGAGAGTGCTTCAATGGCCAGCGCCGACCATGCTGAAAAATCAGTCTGATCAAATGTGTACAAGGCCGAAGCCTGCTCAAGGTTGGTCACGATTGACCGAGTGCCATCACTGGCGGTTTCGACATCATATGGAGTCGCGTCGAGCCCAGTGGGAATATCATGAATGGCTATGCCCGTCGATCCCCCAGACGCTTCAGTCACGAACACACGCCGAATCACAAGGGCATCAGTCGGATATTGATAGCGAAATCCCCACACTCCGCCAGGCGCAGCCTCTCCATGGAGTGCCAGGACTATGCGCTTGCGAGCGAACGACCAATTAAACCCCTCAAGCGTTTGTCTGCGTGATGGGGAGAACCAGGCATTTATGGCAGAGGCCTCTGGGGTACGCTCATCAAGAGACTCAAGATTTGTCCTCGCCCCAATGTGCGTCAGCGCCATACGAGCGATAGAAACAGGTGAGTCCATCATAGGTCTCTAGCTGTCCTCATCTCTCATGTCCTGATTCCTTGCGAGTTTCGAATAAAGAGCCTCGGCGCTTTTTCGGCTCATATCATACGCGGACAGGGTTTCTTCTTTTGGGGCCTCGACTTCATCAGGTAACTCAGAATCCTTCAGCACGACCGCCGACGAAGGGAGAGGAATGCCGTCTGGTACGTCCCGATGAATGCCTGGGCCATAATAATTTCCACTGCTGGGCCTGCCGTCCTTGCTTGTCGTTGAATGCCCTGACGAGAAAAACGGAAACTTGAATTTGACGTTCATTGAATCCTCCATAATAAGAAGAGGGCCGCCGTTAAGCGGCCCCCTTGCACTTAATTCACCGCGTCAGGGTAAGCCTTCCACGAGGCAACATCTCTGCTGAGGAACGCGGAAAACGCGCCTGCCGTCACCCCACTGGCGCCGGCTCCCACACGCTGAATCACGCCGAGAAACCGCTCATACGGCTTCGCATCGTTTTGCGGAGGCAGATTGTAAACAAGGCGCCGGCCCGCTGGAAGGTCGGCGGGCAAGTATGATTCAGTGAGAATGTGCTCAGTCGCCGTACCATCAACGGCAATGGCCGCCTGTGCGTCGCTCGCCAATTCAAACACAGTAGGATTGTTGTTCGCCGAGACGAAGGCGGTGGTAATCACAATCACCAACTGCATGGGATTCGCGGCTCCGCCAACGGGGTCTCCACCCGATTCCCCAAGGTCAATAACGTCTCCGCGCAATGTGTTGGTAGACGCCGCCGAAATTCCAGTCACGGCATCACCAAATTGCAGTCTTGCGTCAACTCTCATAACGGTCTCCTTTATCTTCGTGATACATTAAGAAACAACAGCTTCATCCGCGGCCAGCACATCACACCGAGCGATGGGGATACCGTGGAAGAGTTCCGTAAAGACGCCACCGACGTTTTCAGCCGAAAGCGTTGATCCTTGCGTGGCCGCAGCCGCCTGTTGTTGCAATACGGTGATCATATCCCGGCTCATGCAAAGGAAACTGTTTCCGCCTGCCATTTGGGGGATATGGCGAATGGCCTTATATATCAAATTCGGCAAATGCACCTTGTTCACCCCGCCAAATTCTCCAGCGTTGAACACTACAGACAAATCAGATTTGTCGATATTGGCAATGCGAACGGCATGCCTCCAATCTCTCACAGAAAGGCCTATGGCCCATGAGTAGTGAGTCCGATAGACCTCCATGTTGCCGCTTGTAGAAGTCAACGTTTGTTGCCCTTTGTCTTCCACTTTTAGTCCGGCTTCAGAGCCCTTTGGCCATATATAAAAAATGGTCTCTGGCGTGGAATGAACCAGCCAGATAGACCCATTATCCGAGCCGGAGCCGCCAGCGTTAATGATATTCTCGGCATTCGGCGCGGATAAACTGTTATACCGTGGAGCCAACCCGGTAAAGATTTCGGGCTGCGTCCCTTCGTTGCCGTAAAATGTCGCACGGGCGACTTCTTGATTCATCCCCTGAATTTTTCCTTTGTCTTCCGACAACCGGAACGCCTGGGTATTCCCTTCAAGGTCGGCCAATTCCACATCAATTTCCGTATACTTGTGTTGCCAGCCAATGTTATCTGTGACCGCACGGGTTTCCGTGGCGTCAGGCTGCACGAATCCATACAGTTTACGCCAGGTCCCAGCCGAAATGCCGGTTCGCTGGGTGGACATGTGCCCTGTGGCTAAATTGGACTCCCTGGCCGCCATCCACCGCAAGACCGCGTTCTCTTGTTCAAGCAATTCAACGATCTGGGAAATCATCCCGTCGGGATCACGCCTTGAATTATAATCAAGAAGCGTTGGGCTTGTTTTCGCTAAGGTTGCCATATGTTAATTCCTTTCTCTTCAGTATTTACTTGTTCATGGTTGGAAACATCAGAGCCGCCAAGTCTTTACGTGATTCGGAGCTTTTCGGTTGCCCCAAGGGCATCGTGTCTTCACCTATGGCTTTGTTGGCTCTGTACAGCATTGCAATAAGTCCGGGATGGTTCCCCATGCCCGTCGTTTGCAAATCATTGAGAAGCGACTCTCGCTCCTCCTTGTTCGGCACGAAGCGTTCCATCATTGAGCGGATGCTTTTGACATTCTCGTCAAGTTTCGCTCCGCCGTATTCGGGATGTTTTCTCGCTTCGTCTTGCCATTTCTCCACTGTGTCCGTCCAGATCGCGGTCATTTTCGCTCGTTCTTCCGTCATGTGTTCCGCATACCACTTGACGAGGGATTGAGATTGCTCTTTAGAAAGATTCAACTCGTTAGCGAGCGGCGTAATGCTTCCAATCGCCGATTCGGCGTCTAATGTCTCTGGGATTTCAAGGTCGGATAAATCTAAAGATTGCTTCTCAGCAGTCTTGGCGGAAACGTCCCCTTCCGGTGTCTCAGGGCGCTCCTTTGACCCAACGGGCTCCGTCGTCACAGGCGCGTCAGTTTGGATTCCAGTCTCTGTTTTTTCAATAACTGCGGTGTCTTCTGGCATAATGGCTCCTTTAATCAATATTGTCGAATAACCCACTCAATGCAGAGGTTAATATCTCTCTTCCGTGGTATCTGCTTGCCCTGACGGTAACATTCCGCGCAAGTCGCCGTATGGACATAGACATTCTTATGTTCACCAAGGCTGCCTGTGCGCTCGGCCTCTTGTGTCAGGGTATCGATGAGAGACAATAATCCGTCAGCACGGAAGCGATTAATATCTTCGAGAATGGGGAATTGGTTCCTAGCCAGCCACACGACAAACTGTATCCACCATAAGATTATCCGTTTCATCACTTGCGCCTCCCAAATTGTCCCAAATATAACGCACCAACACCAAGAAGCAACAGCGAAGTATCGCTCGATCCTGAACCAGCCGTCTGCTGCTTCCCGCTAAAGTCGCCATACGGACGAACCATATAGCCGCTAAGCCCGAGACGTGTGATTTTTGCGACAGAAATTGACATCTTAAGTAATAGTAAAGGTGTCTCCCGCGGCAGGCGCCGTGCCAAGCGCGGTAAAGATTATCGTATTGGTCGCGGCGGTGCATCCCGTAATGTCCGTCGATTGCCGTCGCAATGCCGCCGTAGTCGTTGAGTCGTCAAATGTCACGATACGGCCTTTAAATTGATCATCCGCCGTAATGGTAATATCACTCACCATTGTCGTAATGGTCGGAGTCCCAGACGCCGTGCCACGCAAGCAATTCTCCAAGTTTTGCTCGAGCTGTGCAAGCGGGATAGCAGGCAACGTTCTCGCCACCATCTCGGCATTGGTCGGAGCATCGTAGTCAATGAGCGCGGTATCGGCTTCGGCATTCACGTCAAGCTTGGCTTGTGCTCCCAAAGAACCAACCGAGCCAATAATGTTGCCATTCACATTGCCCGTCACTGAACCCACCGCCCCGGGCACCGAAGCCACAGAGGGAATGCCGGTCAAGTGGTCGCCAGTCCCACCCGCTTCAGTCAGGTTTGTTCCATTTCCCACATGGTCGCGGAGGGCTTGCAACGAATCCGTGGTACGATCAAAGACAGCAGTGCCATCATCCATCATCTGATCGAGATACGTCCCCGCGGGAATAGCGGGAATGGCGACGGCTGTCCCGGCTAAATGGTCAAGATTATTGGCTTCGATCGCGTCTTGGACTTCCGATTGGACTTCGACATCCCAGGCTGGATTCCATGGCATATTCGTGAGCCCTGCCCCTGCGATGCCAATATCATCTGTTTGATTTTCGATGGCTGCAATGTCCGCGCTGATGCTAGCTCCGGCAGGAGCGCCAAGTTTCGGTTGCATGTCCGCCGTGTCTGTCAAAATTGCAGCAATATTCGTCCCACATTGCTCGCCAAACGAGCCTGTGGCGACATGGCTAGCAGTGTCTTCATCCCATACCGCATCGGCCACTTGTGCGGCAGTTGGAGCCGTGCTTCCCGGGGCAGTGACGAATGTACGTACTCCATCGCTAGCGATAATCGTAAAATTCGCGGCGCTATCTATCGTCACGGTTTTTGTTGCCCCTGTATATGCAGTAACTTTTCTGACGCTTGGAAAGTTGCCATTGCTTGCATCATACAGCACAATGGATTGGTCAGTATATGCCCCGTCGATGTCTGAACCGGCGGTCAAAGTAAAGACGGTTTGCGAAGTCACTGTGGCAATCGTGGTATCAACCAAAACATTGAGGTCCGTCCCGCCCCCTGGCGCTTGCTCAAGCGCGTTGGCCGTGAAACGAGAGACGCCGAGATCGTTTTCCACTAATTCATTCAATAAGGCCGTTGCGACGCCAGGCTTCAAGGCAGGGTCGTAATCCGTCGCAAATAAATGGTCAAGATGCTGCGCCACTAACGCATCGGAGACTTCAGTCTCCACCTCGGCCTTCATGCCAGTGGACATACCACCTAACGCCGTCAGTGCAGCCCCTGCGGCACCAATACGTTGATGCGCCGCGCTACGGCCAATCGTGAACTCTGCAACGACTTCCCCCGTGATCGCCGTTCCGCCCACTGTGCCAGCGGTCACAACTAACGCGTAGTCGGTATTATCGGCATAGCCATTGGCGGATGTCGCCACAATTCGTACATTCACCAGGCCTGGGCGGGCATCGAATCCACCCGAAAACGTCGTCGTAATGCCCGCAGTAATTTCAGTGACGGAATTGCCAGGGTATGCCGCGACGGCCAGGCCCACTGCTGTTGTTGGCGCGCCATCGCTAAATTGGCGGGTCGTAAATTTTATATCAATCGTGTCTTCTAAGGTAATATCCCTCACACTCATCCTGCGAGCCCTCCGCCATAGCTAACAAGCCCACCGTTTCCGGCTAGCCCGCCATTGCCTGCTAAACGTCCCAGGAGATGACCCCCACCACCACCCGGGGTGCCAGGTTCGTCAAACCCAATATCCCAGGTAGAAAAGAGGTCGCCATCAATATCATCATTGAACGCAAAAAATGCATCAGCATTGAGGTCCACGCCAAAATCTTTAGCGCCCGCATCCGAGGTAGAGAGATGAAAATCATTATTTGGGGCATCGACGAAGGTAAACGTCTGATTGATTCGGCTGCTCGTGCCCGGCGCCGTGGCATCGCTGGAGGCATTGTTAGAGGAGCCCGTGTAAGTGCCCGCGTTAAAATC